GTTTTCAAACGTACTAGATACAACATCAGTTATAGTTTTACCTTCAACATGAAAATTACTAATATAAACCTCAACATTAGAGTTACTACTGGTTAACGGCTTACTAACAGTTATACCAGGCCTATAAAGCGTATTAGTATCGAAAGATAGCTTGGTTATATTTTTAGTAAGTATATTAGTAAAGTCATTATCTGTCTCACCTTTATAATCAACGTAAATTGTCCTGCCGTAATTACCCAATCTACCACGTAAAGTTTTTATACCGTCGCTTAATATATCAAATGCATCTATAGATACGTTTGAATCTTGATAACTATAACCAGAAGCTTCATCACCTCTTATAGATATTGAATTAAACTTTCTACCAGATAAAGGAATACCGGTACGTGAAGTAGTATCTTCATAGGTCTTTTCCAGAGCATAAAAACCATGAGTATCAAATCCTACGCCTAAAATACCACCACTCAATCCACGTGATCGTATATCACCTGAAGCACCACCAGAATACCCTAAATCATCTCCAACTCCACCTCCAGTTAATGGTACTGTAGCGTTCTGCAAAAACATAGTAAATCCTAGTTCATCATCAGCATTCCAATTTTTGACTTCATAATTAAAAGACCAAGTTATATCATAGGAAGGTGATACACCATCTTCGAAGACTGCGAGAGAAGTAGCAGATAGCGGTAAGGCTGATAACGCTGGTGATGTGTAAGTTTCTGGGGTATATTTATAGTAATTCTCTAAATTGTAATCGGTTAAAGTATAACCTGAAGCAGCAAATCCTCCAGCTGCGGCATAATCAGTATCAACATCAGTTATTAGACGATTTATGTCATTATAATTACGTGGTGAGCTTATAAACGGACCAGATCCCACATAGTGAAAAAGCCCTAATAATATAACTTCGTTATTTTGAAGCATTAAAAGAGGGCTACCTGAGTCACCTGGGGAGTTGTTATAATTCCATAATTTTGCTGTACTATCAGTAGACGTGTTAACATTGAAAGTAGAATAACCACCAGCGGAGTAATTATTTGAGTCCGGGTCTGTAAGACTTGCAAAATTTACAACACTAAGATTTTTTATAGAAGCTAACTCGGATTGATTTGTATGTAATACTAATACTTCATCGGGTTGAGATGCTGTTCTCCAGAAAGTATTACTTATGAAATATTCACTGTTAAAATATCTATATGATTCTTTAGGTAATACCTTTAGTACATCAATAGTATCAGGTAAATCGGATTCTAAGAGGGCAATCCCATAATCACCGTATGCAAGAGGGAAGTTTTTAGTTGCTACTACATCTCTTGTAATAAGTGTATTATCTTTAGTTACAAAATAAATAGTATCACCTGCTATGTAACTAGCGTGCTTGCTGTATACAACATGTCGCTTTGTGACCGCTGCTCCGCCTATCTCTGTACTCGTCCTATCATTCCACGCAACTATACCAGTTACACCATCAAAATCATAGACCCAGCTGCTTATATTTCGCGTTAAACTGCCGACTGCAGTATAATCACTAAATATAGCTCTATCAGTAAAGGGACTCTTACCGTCAATTGCAGATAGAATTGAGCTTGTTGTGGTCTCTTGTAGTAATTGGACTGGATTAGACATTTACGTTATTATTTAATCTGATAAACAAATACCAGAGTAAAAGATTCACCAGACTTTATAGTAGATTTGTGTACGAGTTGGTACCCTATTTTTTTAAGCTCATAATAGATAGTTCTAAAGTAATCCTTTTTAATGTTGACGACGAGGCTTCTACGATTCTTATCTTCAAGTATAAAATCGGTAAATTCCTCTAGAAAGGAGCTGGCTCGTTCCCGTACATCCACCTTAATATTTAATCACTTTGCAGTGCTTCTACTATTTGGTTAATTTTATTATACAGTGAATATACATCTGCATACCCTAAATCACTAGATAGAGTAAAGGGATACGTTTCTATTAACTTATGAAGAATTTTAAAATCTTCCGGTGTTACACCATCAACAACTAGCTCGTCCATAAGCTAATTTAATGTAACTTTTCTAGAAATCAAAGGCCCCATTCAAACTTTATAAGTCCATCAGCGGTATCAACTGTATCACCATTGTGACCTCCAGCACCAGCGCCGGCAACATTATCTGATCCCCAGAAAGAGGCAGTACCTCCAACATCTTCGCCTCCGTTGTTTGTATCCCAACCACCGCGACCACCATCAATTATATGACCACCTAAAACGTATGCTGACTGGCCACCTGCTAGACCTGTGCCGTTTGTTGAGAGGTTGCCAGTATTAGTACTACTATCCGGCACTAATCCGGAGGGTTGAGTAACAGCACCATGAGATCTTGCAATCTCAACTGTATTAATAGAAAGGAATGACGGATTACCTGAAGCACCGTTGGCACCTGTAGCGCCAGCACCTATTGTAAGGTCAATATCAGTACCGATAGGAGCTGAGAGAATACCAGTAATAGTGGCAGCAGCGCCACCTGTACGTACACCTCCCTTTGAACCTGAACCAGTTAACCAAAATTTAGTATATTCTGCTAAAGTAGTAAAAGTATAACTACCAGCATTTGAATTAGCAGTAATACCAGGTGTTCCGGTGCTTAATACAAGATTACCTGAGAGAGGTGAAACTGCTGAAGTCTCTGCTGTTCCGTTAACAGTTAATGCTAGTGGTGATTTGACTTGAATTGTTGATTGCGCTAAACTATCAGGTATTGCTTTAATAATAAACAATGCACCTTTCGCACTTAAGGAACCAGTACCTGTACCAATGTTTAATGTTGTGGATCCTGCAGGATCAGACTCAACACCGTATAAAGCAGAGTCGGTATAGTTTGGTAATTTAAAGTTAGTAGCATTACCACCAAATTCAGAACCTATAATAGCATAAAGGTCAGGATAAGTTGCTGAAGCAATTGTCTGCCCGTTGCACAATAGCCAACCCTCAGGTGCAGCGTTAGCAGACACATATGGCATAATTGTACCTACTGGAATGGGACCTGCAGTAGAGTTAAAGAAGAAAGTAGAGGCTTGATCAGGTACTCTCCATGTAAGATTACCTGATACATCAGTCCCTAAAAATTTATTACTACCAACGCCACCAACTGGAAAAGTATAATCTACCGCGTTGATACTTAGCTTTTGCGGTAAGTTAAGATACGTGGTACTATTAGGAGTAATTCTATCCACTGAAATATTTGTACTGCTTAAGGCAACTCTACCATTAGTATCTATTTCTAAAGAATTACCCAATGCATCAGCGTGAAAATTGTTAGCAGATAAAGTACCAACCACAATAGACCCATCTGCATCATCAATAGAAATAGTACCATCACCAGCTGTTAAAATTCTACCAGCCGATAACCAGGAGGATGTAGTTTTGATATAGAGTATATTACTAGTAGAGTTATGGGCATAATCTCCCTCAACTGCATCAGTTATTGTAGTATGATCTACACTAGAGCCTTTGTATTTGTTACCTGTAACATGACCACCAGCTGTTGTCCCATCACCCACAAACAATCTTTTTCCATCTATGGTATATCCTAGCTCCCCTTCTGATAGTATAACATTTTTACGATCTACTTCATCTCCTTGTCTTACGAGAAGCTTTAACAAAGTATTTTCTAGAATTTCAATTTTTTTTGCCATTGTTTTAATTAGTTGGTACTTTAAATACAGGTATTGCTACTACTCCTTCAGTGCCAGTATCAAACTGTATAAACCCTGCAGAAGAAAGATTTACTGAAGCAGTAGTCCCAGCGCTGTTAGCAGAAGTAGCTGCTATTAATGTGCCCCCACTCCATGGAGCGCTAGGATATTGGTTTAAATAGCCTTTATATGCAGTATCTACCCCTGTTATATTTTGCACTACTGTAGAAGCACGAGAAGAAACACGTCCATATATATCGTAGTTTATAGCATCTAATGCATTTGTTGCTCCGTTACCTATTGTTGCAAGATTTAAAACATTACCAGAAACATTAAGTGTTGCGCCTAAGCTACTACCTTTAAGAGCATTTGCATCCACGACACCAGCCGGTACAGAAGCTATTTCTAATTCACCGCTTGGAAATGAGAAAGTGCTAGTCGCATCGATACTTATTGTTGTACCACTACCACCTTCAATACCGTTTCCGAAAGAAGAAGTATCAATATGGTTTTCATCTATCGTTAATACTGATAATTTATTAGAATTAATTTGTATAGTAGAGTTATCAACATTTGCGGAGAGTCCTTCAGTTGCATTTAATCCAATTGCACCAGCTGAATATACAGAATCAGGGTTTAAGTTTCTGGCAGAAATAGCGTTATCAATAACATGTAATTTGTTAGAAGCATTATAATCTATAGTGTTTGTATCTGGCACTGATCCAATAAATCCCCAACTCGATAATAAAGAGTAATCAGAACCTGATAATTGGTATAGGAAGTTGTTTTCATATACCAAGTCACCAGTCGTGGCTGTTGCTAAAGCAGTTCTAGAGGTAATTGATAGTGGTGGATGGACTATATTACCTGTAATGTTACCACCTGAGGTAAATCCATCACCTACCCAGATACGCTTATTATCAGTTGTATACCCAAGTTCACCTTGCTCGAGAATAACTGAAGTTCTTTGAGCTTCAGTACCTCGTCTAATTTTAAGTTTTACTATTTCAATATCTGGCATTGTTTTAAATTGTTAAGCTGTTCTCTTCCATACATACAAACCAAAAGAAGGTGGTATGTTATTATGCGCTGTTCCGCTACCAGCTGGGTCTGATATTATATCATTTACTGGTGTACGTGTTGCGTTATTAGAAATGCCTTGACCATACCCATCACCATCTATACCATTAGCATCACTTATAGGTAAGTCGTGGCTATGAGCTGGAAGTTCAGCCACTGTTAAGGTATGTTTATATTTTCCTGTAGAATCGTTACCCGCGGGGACTGCTTGTGTATTAGTACCATCGTTACCTGTACCAACACCGGCAATAAATCTTCCTTCTGCTTCTTGTATCCAGGTTGTTCCAGAGAATCTAACTCCAGGATTTGTATTATCAGCAGAAAATATAACAGCCCCTACAGGGTAAAGTGCATCTATAAAACTAGAACCTAAATTACCATCAATATCGATTCCTTCACCTGCTCTACCAATCTTTAATGAACTCTTATTACCAAAGCCATCATATACATCCTGCAACCCACTAGCAGGTATAGGCTCTCCTTTAGCATGCAGGACTCCAGGATATGTATCACTAATATTTGTATTAGTTAATGATGTAGTTGCCATACAGTTATTTATAAGCTAAAGCCATTTATCCAATTAAATTAGTATTATACCCTGAGAATTATATGCTGTTTGAACAGTAGAACCAGCGTCAGGTAAAACGAGATTAGTTATTTTACTCTGTACATCGTAAATCTCAGAAAAACATCTGTTTAGTACTCCTACAAGACTTTCTTCATTGGTATGTATAAGCATGTTTTCTAAATCCTCACGAACAAACTCTTCAAAATTAAGATTATAATTATAATCTCCTAACTCTAAGATATCTTGATTATAACGACCAGCAAATCTACCAACAATGTTATTTTTAAGAGTTATAACATCCTGTACAATCTTTGTAATCTCGTTATTAATAGTAGAAGTCTGTATGTATTGATCCTTATTAAGTGAAAACCCTTGTTTACCGTAATTTATGTAATTGCTATGCTTTATTACTCGTTGATAAGCTTCGTGAGTATTTTCACTAAAGAAGTATATTCTACTATTAGTCATCATTACAATTCTATCATTGCCTGATGCACTAGGAAATAAATTAAAACTGTTAACATCACTTATTAAAAGACCATTATCAGAAGCGTCATTTGTGTTTATAATATTCCAACGAAAATTAGCATTCTTCCAGTTTATATCTTGAAAATTCCATCTGTTATTTTCTGCTACAACTGGTTGCACATCTATTAAGCCTAATCTAAAATTATCGAAAGTTCCTATAACCTTTTCTGGCCTAGTTTTATATTTTTTGTAAATTTTCTTTGTAGTAGAAAAAAACCAATAATTACTAGAAACACCTGAAAAAGCTATATCTACTATTTTATTATCATCTATTTTATCTTCCAATACTACACGTTCTAATCTACCATAATTATAACCAGAATATCTATATAGATAAGCCGTAAAACCAGTAGCTTGTGTTATACTTGGACCGTAAGTTAAGATATATAAAGATTTAAAATCTGGATCAAACTCCATCGCACCAAAAGTCTCCTTGTTAAAGTTTATTGAAATGCGTGTTTGATAGTTAAGCATCGTATCAAATATCTTAATTACTTTGTTACCGGAATCATAAACTGCTATTTCAGTATCACAGCATGCTAATTTAGTAGGTCGTATAAATTTGGTTTTATTTCTACCATCCCCATGACCTCCTAATAGTTCGATAAAATTACGCTTATTACCCAATGATGAATCATTATTAATAAACCCTTCAATATCATATTTTAAGACAACATTATTAACTGTATCAGTTAAAAATACATTTTCTTTATTAGATGCTATTCCACCTAACTCTCCAAAACGTAACTCGTTATCATCGTCTTCATATTTGTTGGTATTTAATATAACATCAAGGGATGTATCACTACCTGTCATAGCAATAAAAGTGCTACTTGTTATAGCGAATAGTGCAAATCTATCATTAAAGTCTAAATTTAATTGCGCAGTTGATTCTATTACATCGCCAAAAGCACTAAGCTTGTTTGAATTACTAAAAGGTATAGAATCATTAAAGGTAGGGCTATTAGCGGACAGCTCTTGCACAGTAAAAGTACTATCAGAAATAGATGTTAGGCTAGCATATCTTATATCTGTAGACCATGGTAATTTATTAGAAGCAATAAAACATCTAGAAAATATAAAATTAGTATTTTCTCTTATTTTGTCTAATTTAAATTTAAACAAATTATAATCAAAAGTATCATTTATAGCAAAAGTACATTCTTCAATTGTATTTGGCAGATCTATAGTTAAGTCAGAAATTACCCTGTCTTTAAAAACTCTTGAAAAGGCTAGATCCGTATCAAAAGTATTTTTTGAAGTTAGGACTTTTTTAGTACCTAATTCAACGGCTACATTATTTTCAACTTCAACTAACCCATAAAAATCTGCACCTGTTAAAGTAAACAAATCTCCATCAGAGTAGAATTTTTTATATGATTTGTAATCAGTCATGAGTAGTTTTTAAATTTAATATCGTTAATTTTTGTACCAACTGGTAAGATAGATGAGGCTTCTGATAAAATACTTGTACGTATTTGAGATCGTACACTTTCATCTGTTATAGAAAGATCGCGTATAACTATATCTATAGAGTTACTTGAATTATGACGATCAAACTTGAAATATTTTTCTATTTGTGTTTTATTTACCCTCTGACCAGCTGGTAGAGATAATACAATATCATCAATCTTTTGCTCTAATAAATATAACGCATAAACTAGAGTAGTACTTATGGCTCGATCGTATACAAATAAATTTCTAACTTGCATATCTTTTGAGTAAAAATATTCCGGCTGTTTAAGGTAAGTAGATAGATCAGTGCCATCTTGAAAACCAGCAGATCCAATATATAATTCATCTTTAAATATATTTTGTATATGAAATTTACCTGGTGCAAGAGTTAGATTTTGATATAAATTACCATCTAAGTATAAAGTCATATTACCTTGAATACTATCAAATCTAAAAGTAAAATTATGATAGCCAGTTAGTAAGGTCGACGCATCAAAAGATATTGTTTTAGTTGTGTAATCTTCTGAATCTAAATAGTTTTGTAACGTTAACTTAAAATCTAATGTCTCAGCATCTAGAGTTCGATTTAATGTATTGTAATTAGTCATTCTTACACCACGTGTATTATTATCCCGCTTAATAGCAGTTTCATTATCACTATCAAAAAGTGGTGAAGCTAATAAGGGTTGTGTACCTATACCATTAACTATAAATAAATCTTTGTTATCAGCTTCGCAAAGTAAAACAGGATATTTAAATTGCTCACCACGTATATACTGATTAACATAATCTATCGTTAATATAGAACCACTTGATAATGGTGTAGTACCTGTTGATGTTTGCGCGTCTCCAATATCAGCTGATAATCCAAATACTCCTGAAGTATTATATTGGAAGAGTTTGTTATCTGTTGCGATATGTATAGTGCTACCAATAATATTAATATCATTAATGTCTGTAGAAGATTTTAGAAACGATTCAGGACCATTTCTAAAATTATGCTTTACAACATACTTATCTATTACATAAAATACAGTTTCATCGTTTTCCCATCTAGTTTTAGATCCAGGTAATTTATAATCTACACCGTCTCTAATAATTACATTATCATATAAACAAAGTTCGTTTTTATAAACATCAAACTCTGCAGCAGTAATAGTTTGTGACTCTAACGTTAACACATCTAAACGATGCACAGTTCCTGATGTATCTATAAAATCTATAAATTCATCTTCTTGGTGGTGGCCAATATAATTAAGAATATCTGAGGCGCATTCAAGTCTTAGTTTATTACCTTGCGCATCAACTCTATAAAATAGATTACCGTTACATGCTACGATAAACTCATCTAAAGCACCTCTTTTAAATAAATTTTTTATCTTACGTATAAAGGTTACTTTATTTAATAATACATTATCACTATTATAAATGTATAACACGTTACCGCTTACTACATGAATAAAAGGAGTAGATGTTTGATCTTGAAACAATCCAAACCCTGCGTTCGTGTTGTTACCGAGTAACTGATAGCCTGTTTGTAAGTCCGGATCTATCCATAAATCAAAAGACATTGTAAATGATTTTGATTTATTAATACTTTCATAAACACTCAACTTTGAATAAAATGTACCATCAAAGTTGAATGTATTATCATCACAGGAGTAGCATATATTTTGAACTTCACCACCTACTGTTTTTGATTTATAGTAGTTATCAAATGTAGACATAAGCGGTGATGATGATTCGACTATCTCTTTAATAGTATCTCTACCAACTCTTTCATACTTTAAACCTACACTAGGAGTAATAGCTACATCACTCTTCTTATCAAAAAACTTTTCTTTAACTAATAATTCATTAGTTACTTCTAGATCAATACTGTCTACACTGTCAATAAAGGAAGGAGTAAATAAAGCTGTACTTGATAGAGCTTCTAATTTAGTAATTTTATCAGGGTAGTAGTATCTATCAACCCAAACACCTTGTTGAGCTAAACTACCAGCGGAGAGCCACGTGCATAGGTATCTACCGTTATTGTATTGATCACTATGAGATCTCCTTACATATAATTTATCTGCTAAAATAGGTGATGGTCCAGCAAAAGCTCCATTAGCCGTAAATGTTGAATCATTTACATTAAGACGCTCATAAGGATATATTGATGATGGAGCAGTGAAGAATGTATCGGCGCCATTTTTAATTGCTATATCCTTATCGTAAAAAACATAATTTAATTGCAGTTTTTCAGTTCCTCTTTCTTGCTCATTACCAGAATGAAGTGTATTATAATCTCTATAATCAAAACTAGGAATACCGAAAGGCGTATCGAACATATTTGACCCTCGTTTAATAAAGCTGTATTCTGACCTATTGTTATCAAGTGTGAGATAATTTAAATCTAACTTATCAGTAGATATAGTATTATAATTAGTATGCAGTAAGTATTGTCCTTTATTATCAAATATACTAGCTGTTGTATCAATTATAAGATTGTCTCTCTTATCTTTATTATAGGATACAAACGCGTTGTCAATACTAGTAGGTACAGTATCGTTATTATAGTCAATAAAAATTAAATTATTAGAGTTTCTATTTAAACTACTACTAACCATTTGTGTAAATGTCAACGCGCTACCACTTAACGAAAGAACCTTAAGCTCATCATTAATAAATTTATAGATCTGTAAATATCCATCATCATCAATATTATATCTAAAAGTATCTAGTCTTTCACTTTTAACTAGAGATATGTCTTCATCATAATTATAGAAAACGACACTATTCGTGCCAGTATCATAATTTAAGAAATAATCAGATCTTCCGTTATTATGTTTAATACGTAATAATCTACTGTCTATAACTTCTAATTCAAAATTGTAGTTGTTCGCGAAAGTATTTACATCTTTTAAAGGCTTTACTCCTACAGGTTTTTGAACATCTGTTGCAGATACAGAATTCGTATTAAACATATAAATGTATTCGAGATCTTTATCTAACCCTCTATAAAAAGCTAATTTAGTGGTAACTGTTTGTAGGTTACTTGAATCCAGAGAAGATAACTCAATAAAATTAGATAGTAAATTCTTATCTGATAGATACAACGAAGAATAATTGTTAATTCTCGTATCTAAAGCGCCAGATAAAGCATTTATGCTTGTAACGTTAAACTGCTGCTCTAAATTAGATTTAGACTGTTTAAATGTAACAAATCTATCCGAATATGTTGCTTCTGGGAAAGCTATAGAGCTAACTGATTTATGTAATGTCGTTGCCACTACATATATTTAATACACCATACTATTTTTGTAAGTATGTAATATATGTTTGTTTGTTAAATTTACTCTGTAAGTTGGCTATAGTATTGGAAGTAGATAGCGAATTCATTTGAGTATTGTTAATGGCAAACTTTTTAATATTATCGTAGTATGACTCACTAACTAAAGTAAGTGGGTAGTAAATATCAGCATAAACACCATTAGAGTAATAAATTAAAAGCTGAGCTGTTAGTGAGGTAAAATTTGAAGAAGGGTCTAAGGAAAATTCATGATTATAATCAGTCATCACACTACCACCCAACTTACCATATATAAGCTCGTTAAATATAGTTTTCTCTTTATAGTTATAAACTAAATCTTTCTTGTAATTTTCTATAGTAGAATCGCCCCAGTTTATTTCTAAGGATATAGCATCATTTACTTCTTCATTTACGCCGGTCAGAATAAACTGCAATGTTGAATCTCCTTTGAGATATAACTCTTCGTTTTTTAGAGTGTTGTTACTATAAATTGAACTTAGATTGACGTATACAGTATTCATGCTGATAATATAAAGTTGTTTGTGTTAAAGCTTCCTGAGTTAGCGCTAATTTCTGCAAATAACGACTTACTGCCAAAGGTTGATGAACGAATAAGACTATTTGTAGTATCATATCTAGATATATTACTAATAGCTAATGTATTATTTTCTATAGTAAAGTCAATATCAAAGAAGTGAGATAATTCATTAATATCATTAACAATATAAGTTAATTTGAATAAATTGTTTACACTGTTAAACGTTAGACGAGGGGTAATAATCTCCTCTGGGGTAAAATTGTTATTTTCAGCTCCAGAAACGCTAACTTGAAATGTAGTTATTATATCTTCTGTTATACTATCCGGAAACACTTTTTCATTGGTATTATTACTAAGATTATATTCGTAAATACTCGGAATAACTGACCAGTAATTTTTAGCATTATCCCCTGTAACTGCAGTAAACTTAGTAAAGTAAGCTTTATTTGAAGTTTCTACAAATAGTCTATTTGAAAAGACTTCTAGCTTGTTAGCAGAATTAATAGAGAATAGTGTATTATTATTAGATGAAATAATAAACTCACTACCATCGTAGTTTATAACATCAATAACTAAGTTATTAGGAGTCTCTATAAATATATTATCACCTATAATATCAAAATCTATAGCATGATTAAAGATATCATATTGAACTGAATCGCTATATTTGCTAAAGGTTAGTTCTAATGCAGACTGTACCGGTGCCGATGTAGAGAAGCTTTGATTTTTTACATATAGAGCACCCTCTAAACTCCTACGCTCTTCTTTAGTAAGTAGATTACCTGTAGATGAAATTGCTAACGTGGTAGTCGCTCGTGAATCTACACTATCTATATAACGATATTCCTTTTCATAATTAAAGTCGTTATCAAGTGATAAATCATCCGCAAAATAACCGCAATCATAATAACGGTAAGTAAAATCAGTAGCAGATAGGTAGTTTTTAACGTCAGTTAGAAAGTTAAACTCCACCTCACCTGTTATAATAGATTGTTCCAATTCTGAAGTGATTGTACTTAGTGGAGTTTGATCAGTAGTAACTGATATGTCAACAGGAAATGTAGCATCTGCGTAAATGGAATAATAATAGTTACGTGGACCTGGAAAACGAGGATCCCAACCATCAAACGGCTCAGGTAAAGGGGCTCCATCTAAAAAGGTAAAAGCACCACCATCTCTATACTCAGGTATTATATTTCTTACTGAATCTGCTAATTCTTGATATGGGAAAAATTCTCTAAAGTATAAAGTATAAAAATCTTTTAGTACAGAGTAACCATTTGTATTAGCAGTAAGACCTGATCTTATAGTAGTGCCGTTTCTTGATGCTGTAGAATAGTCGAAATTATAACCTTCGTAAATATCATAGAAAGTGTGTCCGTTAAGTAGTAAGTTTAAGATATTAGTGTTTGCTGGCTCTATACGGGCTTTCGGTAGGCTAGACTTAAATAACGCATATTCATTACCATAAGAATCAAACTGATATTTTGAAATAGCACCTTCATTATACAAATCAGAAAAATTTAACTTTTCACTAATAGTATTTAGATTTAGTAATTCTGATGTAGATCTTTCTTTAGTAGTGTAAGATTCAAACGTACTAGCTTTATTATCTATTAAAGGGTCACCTGCGGCGAGTCCACTAGAAACGTTTCTAGAATTTTTTCTATTATTAATTCTAAATTGTATAGGGTAAGCACTTTGTGGATTAGTAGATACGTTACCATATAAGTCAGGATCTGGAAAAACGTAAAAGAAATCACTTTCTAAGTTTTCACTATCTAATGTATAGCTATAATTATCAGCGTTAAGTTTAAATAATCCTATATCATCTGGTTCGAAAAATAATCCAACATCTCGTAATAACTTTGCATCGTTACTAACTACTGTAGCTGTATCGGCAGTTTGTAAGTTAAGAAGATTGTTTGTTGGATTATCTGATTGAATTAGTAATCCAGAAACAGCTGGTGTTACAGAAGTATCTAAAAAATAAATATCTGTACCAATATACTTACTAAACAACTGACGTTTGAGTCTATAAAGATCTGATATAGTTAAATTACCTTTGGTTTCGTTGTTAAATAGCTCAGCTAGAGGGTTATCTGGATCGCAAATATCGTCGAACGTGTCTACTGTTATAGTAGGAGGGTTAATTTTAAATGCCTCGAGTCCAGATAAGAAGTTTGTAGTAGTTAATGCCTCTATACCTAACGGATCTAAATAGTATTTTGCATCTATATCATTAATATTACTAGAATATAACTCAGCTCTTGTATCATCTTCATCCGTTGGCGTTCTAGGTAGATCGAAATAACTCCCATACACATCAATATATTCTTCTATATTGATACCAAGCTTAGCAGTGACACTATCGATATCAAAGGTTTTAGCATTTAAGGTATCTTCGGCAGTTAGTATATAGTTGTATATGTTATCAAAAATAGCTTTTTCAACACCTGTCGTACTACCTTTAAGCTTATTTCTTTCTATTACATACTTACCTTCATCGCGCCTCTTTTTATAGAAAAGAGCAACCTCTTTTAGTTTATTGGCGAAGAATGGAATCGCAATATCTAAATCTGCAGGATCAGTAAAATCGATTTTTTGTAGAAATCTCTTTTCATTCTCTGTAGTATAGCTAATTACTATCTCTTCTATAAACTCCCTATAATAATCTTTAAAGAGGTTGATCTGTTCTGTTTTAGATACATCTTTTAAAGAGTAATACTTTTTTAAGTATGCAGTATAAAAAGAGCTATATTCTTCTGGTGAGTAATCAACATTAGTATATTGAATAAAATCAAGAAAAGAGAAAGGTGATATAGTATCCCTCGGATCATCTACCTCTGGATTAGTTATAGAGTAATTAACTTTTACTTCTCTGTAATTTTCTTCAACCATATGTTTATAAGTTATTAAAATAGATCCAATCCATCGTATAATGCATTAGCGAAGATGTTTGATACTATACCGTTGTCTTGCGTCCAGTCACTATATGATGACATGTTATGTGTTATTGTTGTGTTACCATCACTGAAGTTTATAATCGATCCAGTAATATCCCCTGTTAACTCTTTTTGATAATAGAAGTTATATATATCAAATATACTTCTACCTCCTCCAGATAAAATAGGCCAGCCCCATGAAGCATCAAAAGCGCTTAAAATATAATAATTATTAGCAGTACCAACGCTCGCGACCATTGACCCTGTTGATGAACTATAGAATAACCCAGGATCTGTAAATAGAGTAGGGCTTTGTGAGGCAGATAGAGGTAAGTTTGTGTTAAGAGCTACATAAGTACCACTATACTTTTCGAATCCAACAATTATATCACCCGGTACCACCTTGCTAGTTATGGTAAGTCTATCACCTAAATTTTGCCCATAAATTTCACTTTCCCTATATCCAAAAGTATTATAATCTTCATTGTTTAAATTTCTATAACCAAATAATTTACTCTTACTTAAAGAGAGTAAATCAACCAATCGCTTGAGCTTAGGAGGAAAAGAGTATTTAGGTATAGCAGGTAAATCGATAGTCTCTAGTAATGAAGCTAATTGATCAACATTAGCAGTATCAATAACACTATTATTATCTAAGAAGTTTTGGATTTTTTCGTATGTACTCTTACCTATACTCGTTTGAGCAGAGCTAAGATCGCCGAATATGCTACCTAAGAAATCATTCATAAGTACAGGTGCATCATTAAATAAAGGCTGCTGTACTACTTCCGCGAACGTGTTTTTAAAGTCTATATCCTCGTTTTGTTTAGCAACGACGTAATAGCTACTTGGATGTATCGTAAAGGTATTACTAGCTCCGGATAAGGTAGTTGAATTGTAAACAGTGTATGCAGAAAGATATACATTTGTTAAATCTGCATCGTTAGTGGTAGTAAAATAACCTTTAAAGAAGCTACCTCTATCTAATGTGGATAGCTCTTGAAAATTAGATGTAAATGTAGCGTTATAATTAGTAGCCCCATCCGTTAAGACAATATTAAGAACTGGTGATGATGGTACAGCACTAAGTAACGGTAAATTTTTAAGGGTATTAAAATTACTATCCTTTACTTTAACTACAAAAGCTATTTTAGTATTAGCAAATTTACTACTGTTAATATTAAAGCTCGTAATAGCTGAACCTTCACCATCTATACCATTTGAAGATATAGATAAGGAATTATAATCTTCGTTAGCAGAAAGAGATGTAGATAAAGCATAACTAGTTGTATTAGTATGAGTAAATATATCCCCTGTTTTATAACCAAATATTAAATTATAATCTTCTAGATAATCACCTTTAAAGTAAACATCACCGGTACCAGATAATCCTGCAAATACACCACTAGGGTCGGTTGATGTAGTATTCACTAAATTGTTACTACTATCTAACTTAACATAAATATTTGTATCATCTGTTGTTACTTTATTAACCTCTACAGACTCAACAACGTTATTTGTTGTTAGATATTGATAGAAAGATGTATACGGGTATAGATGACCATATGTATCGTTAATAAGACCTCTAGAAAAATAATCTCTATCTATACCACTACTACCGGATGCATAAGGAGTAATTGTAGGCACACCACTTTCAACAGATCTATAAGAATTAAATCGAGTAATTTCGATAGCTGGCCCCGTTAAAGCACTTTCTTTTCCTGTTAAAGAATTGTTAACAGTAGATATTAAAAGTTTATCTTCTATGTAGTCTGAGATATCTACCTTTACACTAAATGTATCATAATACCCTGTACCTTCACCATCATATAAATAGCATGTAACTTTATATCTACCAGGTGTAGTATACGCATGACTAGCAGTTATGGTCTCTGTGGTAGTACCATCACCAAAATCCCAAACCAACCGCTTATTACTTATAAAGTCTTCAATACCGTCTGTTAGATTTGGTATAAATGTAAGAGGTGTAATAGGAAGAGCATAACTAGAGTAGGATTCTTGACCAGTATAATCCCTTACGTAAAAGAAGTTATATAAGAGATCAAACTCACCAGAGCTGTCTAGCTGTAATGCACTTAGAGACATATACCTTTATTTAATATCAAAGCCTCTGTATTGCAATTTTACTTGGGATATTTGATATTTCGTAAAAGTAAGCAAATTCAAAATCTTGGAGATTATAGTCTTGAGTTTGTATAAGGTTATCTTCTAATCTATAATCCGGATTCCAAACTATAAAGCTTAAATTTGGTGTAACGTTATCACCATTTACAGTGTCTATGCTAATAACACCATCGATGTTAAGTATATCTCTCGATATATTACCTGTCTCTACATTACCCCCTAACTGTATAAGATCAAAATATTTTAAAAATATGTTAAGAACTTTTGTTCTTATTGAGCTACTACTCGCTGCAATATTCTGATCAACACTCAAACGTATAAACGAGTCATTAATTATATCATCTAATTTATCAGGATCGTCTTGTATTGCTGAGCTACCTACCCCAAAGCTGATAGCTTTAAATATTGGATCTGCAACTACGACATTATGAGTCACGTCCTTTTTATCTATACAAAAATTACTTATTATTTGCTTTTGAGCGGGATTTAAGTAATTGGGTATTTGTTCGTTTATTACTGGTTGGTTAGACGGTACAGTATAAACATAGACGTTATTAAAATTAGTTGATGTAGAAAATCCTACTTGACTTAGCAATACCCGTCCATCATCGTTAGGTCGATCTAACCCGATTCTATTAAAATACCGTAGATATTGGCCAGTGTAATCGTTATTATCAAGTACCTTGACATCTTTAGTTATATTATTAAAGCTACGATTAATTTGTGTCTCATAATCCGTCTTTGAAACTAACCTGTTTTGTGTTGAAAAGATTTTAGGTGCGTTATCGCGTATTTGATCAACCGTTTCAGCTTTTTTAACTGGAGTTGATTGATATTGGTTTGATATAAGTATGTTATTTTTATTAGAAGTACCTATAAGATTTGTACCTTCATCATAAATGTAATTAGATATTGTATTAAACGAAGGTGATGAATAAAAATTAAAGGTAGCGTTAGTTATAGAATTAGGACTAGCTATAGCTATTTCATTGTTAGATGTGATATAAAATATTAAAACAGTATCATTAGCGTTTAACTTTCTACCGTTACTATTATTACCAAATCGGAAATCATAGTTTCCATTCTCGTTAAACTTTTTTTCATAAGAGGTAGCAGTAGGTGACTCTAAAAATAACGAAACTGACTCCTTCCATTCAGACCAAACCAATGTATCAACATCTTTAACAAATACTCTAAATGTATTATCTGATATAAACTGCTTATCGTTAACTGTTCTTGTTGGTTCAACTATTTGTTGTGTAGTGAATGTATCGACTAAAGTTATAGTTTCATAAGGCTCGCCTATTGCGCTATACCTAGCTTCTGTTATTGCTCCTTGATATAAAGTATTATTACTTACTGATACTGCCTCTAATACAGTATCTGTTATCTTTTGAAATGTTATATCATCTAGAGTTGAGTATGTAAATCCATTAACATCTACTGAAGAAAAGCGAGGAACTGTATAAACATTAGAATTTAAATTACGTACGTCTAAATTAAAGTTAAGTAGTGATGTTTGATCTCCTTGAGGCTTGTAACCAATATTAGAAACAAGCTTGCTCATATTATCATAAATAGTTGCGGTATTAAATGTTGACTCGTTAGAGGTAGTATTAAGCTGAAATAGTAATACGTGATACATATACGAGACAACATCAATAAAAGCGCTGAAGTTAGAACCTTCAAAATTTTGATCTGTGAATGTTTCGTTCTCGTTTAACCTATCTATGATTAACGACTTAAGACTAGTCGCATCAAAGCTAAGATACGCATTTTTCGGTAATTTATAATCTGTAAAATTTTCTAAACTCATACTACTACGTATCCTTCCTTATTTAATGTTGCGTTTAATGATAAATTGTAAATATCTAAATCTGGTATTGAAAATCCAATCGATATACGGTACTCATTTTCATCTGGTATACCTTTAATTTCCATACCGTTAAGTTTAACTCTAGGCTCTTGAACTCCTAAACTATTGTATATATCTAAGCCAATAAAGTAAGAAATTGTGTTACTAACATTTTCAAACAAATAACTTCTTAGATCTAGTCCGATAGTTGGGTTAAGTAATTTCTGACCAGGTGTTGTTGTAAGTATATTTTTAACCGAATTAATAATAGCAGAGCCGTCCTGTAATTCAGATAAATCATTAGGTTCCGTTTTTGAATATAACTCTTTCTTAGTATATCGACCAAAAGAAAGATCTAGATCTATATCTTTATACAGATAACCATTCTCTAAAGAGTTTACCTCGGTAGTAGATTGTTTTAAGTTATCTAAGCGTATAGCCATTTATATTATTTAATCGTGTATGCTGTTACGCGTAATTAATCTTACCACTTCTTACAGCTCCAGTAACCAGCAGAAAACTTATCTTTCTTTTGATCACACTTATGACGAGCTCTAAATGATTTGCGTCGCTTTGGATTGCTCTTCTTAATTCTCATGTTTGGATCACCAAAGCGGACAATCTTCTCTTTACCATTCTTACAAGCCTTAACAACAAACTTTTTACTACCTCCACGCTTGGGCGAGTTACACTTCATACGGTCCTTATCGATCTTACCTTCAGCATCTTCCTCTTCATTATTCTCATTAGGATTTTTGTATGTAGGATCTGAACGATACTTAGGACCCCCATCACCATCAGCATCTGCGTCACCAGATTTTAAAGCACCTCTAGAGGTATAATGTTTACCTTTTGGAGCTTCTTTTGCTTCTCTAAGTAATTTTTCAACTAAATCATCAAATTGCATATTAATATTTATAGGACAGCATAAATATTAATATGGCTAAACAACATAATAATTTTAAAAACGATATGGAAAGGCTAAATGAAGCCTATAGTAATATCAATAAAGTTAATAGCGAAGAGATTCTTCAAGAATCTGCGGATGCTTCTAACCCTGTCGAAGACGGTACCCCTGCTTATAAAGGTGGTAACGTTGAACACGATTGAGCATCTCACATTAAAGCTCCTCCGTTTGGGGAGTCAATTAAGAAGATCCTTCACCACAATCTCACTGAAGAAGGTATAGTAGAAGAGTACTATGTAGAGCACAATGGCAAACTTGTCGGTGTTGTTGCAGAGAGTGTAGAAGTTGTTATGCTTCAAGAGCATGATGAAGAAGAGCCTGAAAAGGAAGATGAAGAAAAAGAAGAAGATGAAGAGACTCTAAGCGAAGGTAAAAGTCCTAAGCATGGTGCTCGTCCTAAGCTTCAAGGTGTAAAGGTTTACAGATAATTAAGGATAAAGCTCATTTGTAGCATAAATATAAGTATGGCTAGAGAAAAGAAATTTGTACCTCTGTTTGAGGAGTACATGAGTCGCTATGAACGAGGTGGATTCTTGGTTGGTGATGTCTTTAAGTTTAATGATAACTTTAAAAGCGAAGAAGCTTATAAAGCGTTAGGTGATAACGTTAAAGGAGTTATTGATCAGATGATTGATTCTGGTTTACATATTAGAGTCACTAACATTAAGAACGAAGATCCTACTAGATTTCCTGGTAGTAATCAAAACTCTCAACTCGAGCCATTCTTAGAGATAGGTTTAGATACAGGTGGTGGTAGATATACACATAAAGTATCTATTCCATGTTGCTGCGGTGAGCCTGTCAAATACGCGCCTAACTTACTTCCAATACCTGACGCTATGCGCCGTAAGGATAATGTAAACATTAAGCCTAAAGAAGTAGAAGAAGATGAAGAGAATTTATCTAATAAGACAGATAAAGGTAACGGGGAATTAAGTCAGACGGAGTTAAAACTACCTACTGATAACACAACATTACCTAACTCAACTCAAGCCCACACTGTAAATTACTTACAAGGGTTGAAGTAAGACCAATAACCTTTTATAAAGAAAGAGGAGCTATAGCTCCTCTTTTTTATTGCGCACGTTCAAGATTGACTAAGCACGCAAATGCATTAATTTCTTTATCAATTACGAATGCGCTTTTATAGAGATGCTCGGCTATAATGGCTATCATCTCTTTCTTTTTCATATCTGCTATATCTTGATCGTAAAGGTAGTCAAGAAAGTTAGCTAGTAACGTATCATAATCACCTTGGAATCTATCCTCATTCTCGATGAGATACTTACGTACACCTAACGAGTCTTTTTGTACCCCTTCGAAGATTTTTTGAAGTAACTCGCTGTCACTCCCGTTACTATCAATGCAAAGCTCATTATCAATAACCGACTTTTGCAGCTCATTGATAGTTTTTCTGAGGTCAGGGAAGTACCTTTTAACCAGCATGACAAATTTTTTCTTTTGCTCATCACTTATATTTATGTTTTCTTGTTGTAGTATATTGTAACATCTTTTAACAGCTTGATCGATTACGGGTTTAAGATCTAATGATTGACATCTAGACTGTAGCGCAGGTATAATCTTATGTTTGTAGTTAGCAGTAAGAATAAACCGGCAGTACTTAGCGTACGTCTCCATAGTATTACGAAGCGCAGCCTGTGCCTGAGAGGTTAGCCCGTCAGCCTCGTCTAGAATTACTACTTTTATACCCCCATCGAAGGACTTAGTCTGAGCGAAGTTAGTAATGTTATGACGTATAACATCGATACCTGATTCATCAGAGGCATTAATGTAAAGATAGTTACAATTCAGCACATCATTAACTAGAATACGAGCTAGCGTTGTCTTTCCAGTACCTGGACTACCAACAAACAGCAAGTTAGGTATCTCACCTTTAAACTGCTTGACCACTCTTAATGACTTATCATCAAGAATAAGATCTTCCAGTTTATGCGGTCTATACTTCTCAACCCAAATCTTATCAAACTCAACCATAGCTTACTTACCTGAACTACCGAAGCCTTTCTCGCCTCGCTCTGACTCTACAACATCACCTTCAGTCACGATTACATCATGATTAGTATAAACTACA